GTTCAGGACATAGCCCGATTGTTTGAAAGTGAGAGCTTCTGCCCCATCCCTGACCGGCACGAATATGATGGATTTCGCATGGGGTTCCTTCGTAGCCCAACCTTCGACACACCATACAGCCGAGTTCGGCCACGCGATTGAGATGCTTTTTTTCATCTTTGGTCACCTAGATCTTCCCATGCTGTTGCAGCCACAAGTGGTACTTGTCCGTTTCCAATGGCTTTAAGTCTGTCCACCCTAGCGGCCACCCCATTAACCATTCGACCCAATCCGCGTTCAACTGTGCGGGGGGTTTCTCCGGGTTCTCTATCCCACCATCCACTTGCCAAACTACCGATGGCAAATCCGAGTCCCCTTTCCAGCCCTTGCTCGGTCTGCGGGCTTGGGAATCCGATTTCACTGGTGTCGGCCACATTGCAACTTTTCCTTGAGCCTTCCTCACATCTCGGCCCGCTATTGCTGACGCTTCCTCCAATGTAAACTCTCCGTCTAACCATTGTTTCCGCATCATTCTGACCGTACCCTCGCATGGCATCATGCTTGCTGTTGGTGTTGGCAACGTTGGCTCTGATCCAAATTCGGTCGCGTTGGTGTGGTGCGCCAACATCTGCTGCTCCCAGCACTCCCCACCGCGCATCAAACCCCATCGCGGCCAAGTCTCCAAGAACGGTTCCAAGCCCCCGAGAAGTGAGCATTGGTGAGTTTTCCACGAACACGAATCTTGGTCGTACTTCGTGAATGATCCTTGCCATTTCTCGCCACATTCCTGATCGCTCTCCGTCAATTCCTGCGCCCTTTCCGGCTGCGGAGATGTCTTGGCATGGAAATCCTCCAGATATGACGTCAACAATTCCTCGCCACGGTCTGCCGTCAAAGGTCTGAACGTCATCCCAAATCGGGAAACTCGGGAGAAGTCCGTCATTTTGTCTTGCGGCAAGTATGCAAGCTGCGTAGGGTTCCCATTCAACTGCACAGACGGTTCGCCATCCAAGCAAGTGTCCCCCAAGTATTCCTCCACCAGCGCCTGCGAAAAGAGCCAACTCATTCATCGTTCCTCCTAATCCTCAACCACACTAAAACCTCTTCCCAACTTAGCGGTGTTTCGCCTAAATCGGGTTCCCTCAAGCCAAATAATTTATAGTCTATTTTCATTGCACCACATCTGATAATTGATTCGTAGATTCCTGCAATCCGCTTGTGAAAGACTATAAGGTGGGTTTGGATTCTTCGTATACATTACCGACACCAATTTCTTGCGAAATTGTTCTGGGTCAAAATCTAACAACTCTAAGTACCCGTCGCTGTGGTTAAACAAAAAATCTAGCGCATCCCTTGGTATTTGATTCAGCATCTTTTTGCCTGGTGTTTGGCAGGAATCTCGTACCGCAAGACTGACGACTGCTGACAACAATCTCTTACACGCAACTGCTTGATCCATAGTTTTTTGTCTCCTCAGAAAAAACTACATCATGCTCGGCTGACCACTTTATAACCTTTTCCAAATACTCTGTAAACTCGTTTACCCTAAGTTCTGACGTACTCGCTTCTAGCATCTTCATGCTGCCGTCTGGAAGCTCCACCATTCTCTCCGGCAGAAACAACGCTCTCAGGTACTCGTGCCACATACTCGGCTCATATGCCTTGCCGGGTACGACTTGCTCTGAGATGTCGGTCAGTATGGCCCAGTAGTAGCGGTTCTGGTCCAAGGAACGCTTGGGTTTTCTGATCTCCAAAACCATGCCATCCGCAGCAGATTCCACAAGCTGCTTGGCAACGTCACGATTATTAGAAGTCAGGATCATGCAGCCTTCATTGCTTGGCGCATGACAGCAACCTTAAACGCAGGGAAGGAGCCAAATTGAGATGGGTCTAAACCGAGTTCTTTTCCTTTGGCTTCGATTCCGCTTGCGGTTTCGTGCCAAGGTTGCTCGTTTACGACATCTGGCAAGACGATGGTGAGCTCATCTTCCCAACGCTCCCCGCGCAACCAAGTGGCCGGATAGGGAATAAACGCACCTGAATTACGCATCCATTGTTCTGTCTTGCAATGGGCCATAACTGCGGCGATCAGTGTTTGTAAATCTGGTCGGTAATCTTTTGTTTGTAGCCATGCTTTGCGAGCATCTGCCTTAGCTACTTTTCTAGGGTAGTGCTTCCAGAACTCTTCGAAATCAATCATGATTTTCCTCCTCGAAAATCAGTCAAATCCCAGTTTCCTTTGCCTTCGTTACACTCAGAGCATAATACCTGTAAGTTTGTAATGTCTAATGCAAGCTCCGGAAACAACCTTCTCGGTTTTATGTGATCCACATTTAATTTTGCATCATCATTTGGCCCACGACCGCAGGACTGGCATTTATTTCCATGCTGTTTTAAGGCCATCAACCTAGCCCTTAACCATGCTTTGCTGGACAAAAAATCCTTCGATTTTGCGTCTGGTATGTTTTTTAATTCTATGTGCGCATCTTCAAGAATTTTCAATCCCCGTAACGCAGAATCTGATCTAGGGTGATTTTTTTCTACCTGCTTTGTAAGCAATGCGCGAAGTTTGCTTGCCATCTCTGGCGTGATTTCTTTTTCTCCGCATTTCCACATCCATCCCTTAGACAAAGGATATTTGATGTTAAAAGCCTGTGCTTCTGCATAAAGCATCGTTGTCGGCTGCTGCATCCCATATTTTGCCTTCAGGTAGTCTACAACTCTCATAAAGCCTCCTGATAGTCTTTAATACATACTTTCCACCCAAAGCCCCCCTTACCCCCCAGAGACAGGAGAGTAACGAGAGCTTTCCACCTCGGTCGAAACCGAACCCAATCCTTCCGCCTCATGGGTGCGCCCAGCGGCTTCAAGTCGTTAGCCTTGAAACTACCCTTTTCTTCCACGCACCGGGGTTACGGCCTTGCTATCGTGCGGAGTACGGTCAGCGGACGAAAAAAAACCCAGAACACTTAGCGGGCGTGGCCCTGGCATGGGCAGTTATGGAATGAGTCCTCAGGAGAACCAACTACACAACTACACACACCCGCTAAATACTCTGGGTTTCCTGAGATTCCAACGGCTGCCACACCGCTGACACCGCTAGGATACCACGGATTTAGTTAAGTTCAATAATTTTGACCGTCCAGCCGACCTTGAGCTTGCCCCAGCCGTGGACCTGCACCCGCCAGCCTGATCGGACCATCTCTGGGTAATACTCGTTCTCGACTATCTTCTTCTGCCGCGCCGCAACATTTCCCCTGCTGGTGGTCTGTACGGCCACAGTCTCCCCGTTTCCTATGGCTAGCAGGTCGATACACCCGAACAGGTCCTGCCGGATGCGGGCAAAGTGGTTCCAATGCTCCACAATCCACACGGAATAACCCTGCTCGCGTAGTAGTTTTAGGGATCGTTGGGTGGGACTCATGTGGGTTTTATACAACAGTTATAAAGTGCTTGCAATCTTACACAGTTGGCGTAAGATTCTTACACGGCACTAACGCCGCAGCTCTGAGGAGGGCAAATATGAATTACGCAGAACGTGCATGGCTACTACCACCATCAATGTCTCTCAAAAAAGAGAAGCTGCTTACACAACTTGATAAGTGGCAAGACAAGAAAAAAGCACTAGAAAATCTACCGACAGAATGGACGTCTGAGCAAGAGCGCGAGTACGACAACATTCTGGACGAGATTCGCTTTTTGCAAGTCGAGATTGAGGTGACACTATGACCGCCGCTGAATACCACCAGCAACAGTTAGAGCAACAGGAACAGGAGGATATCGCTCATGGCATGAACCTGAATCACGGCCGCTTCGTGGGTGTTGCGCGATTCATACGCGACAACGCAAAAGGCGAGCGTGATATTCAGGATGCCTTAAAATACATACTGAGAACGCTTGAAGATTACGAACAATTAGATAGGAGGGTATAAATGAACACGCTTGATTTACTTAAGGTCAATGTCAACGACCATACAGAAAAGAAAAACGGTCTGACATATCTCTCATGGGCCTGGGCTTGGCAAGAAGCAATTAAAGCCGATCCCAAAGCAAAGTGGGAAGTCAATATGTTTGGCTCCAATTTTGACCAGCCGTATTGCAAGATTGGTGAAACCGCAATGGTATTCGTAGAGGTCACGATGTTTGATAAGACCCTGCCATGCCAACTGCCGGTGCTAGACCACCGTAATAAAGCAATCCCAAACCCAGACGCATTTCAGGTTAATACCGCGATCATGCGTTGCCTGGCGAAGTGCATTGCCATGCATGGGCTTGGGCTTTACATATACGCAGGCGAGGACTTGCCTGAAGCTGACGCAGTAGACGCAACCAATTTCGTAGAACAAATTCGAGGAGCTAAAAATGTGGAAGAACTCAAGAATTACTTTGCAACTGCCTTTGCCGCAACGAAGCAAGACCCAATGGCGGTTGCTGCAATCACCGCCGCAAAAGACGCAAGAAAGCGGGAACTGGCTGCTTGACGGGTTTGTGTTTGTAGCGTGTTGCGTTACAGGCTACATGATTTTAATTATGTTATAGGAGGGCAATATGTATGAGGCAGATCACGCAGTTCGTATTATCCGGCTTGGGAATCGCCTTCAGCACGAAATGGCGCGATCTTATGACCCGGACCGAGACACCATCGTTGCGCTATGTCAGGAAATTGAATCGTCAGCGGTCGCAATTTATAAGTGGGCCAGAGGGATTGAAGGAGAAGAAGAGCATGGGTAGAATCCTTGACCCCGATTGGTCAAAGTTTGAGTATGTTCCGGCTGCCAAGACCGATCTCAGAGAATCAATGGAACGTTACAAAAGGATGGTAAGTGGAGCGGATCAAAAGTTACATAATGTCCAGAAGGCTAGTGACATTAGAGGAAGTCATGGACAGGTTCCTAGTGGGAAGGACGACAGCTTACAGAGCACTAAACTCGCTGTTGTCCGAGGGAAAGGTTAGGCGGTATGTCAAAGACCGAAAGCGGTACTTTCGTCCCAACCATAGCCCAAATCTCGGAAGCGGCCACCAAAGCATTAGGAAAGAAATGCTGCTTCAGTTGCCAGACTTGGAAGAACTTAGATCAGGGCTCAACACAAATTTATAAGAGGAACAGATGGAGATGCTTTTCATGCCAAAAGAAATTGCGGCCATTATCGGGTTCGCAGGCTTAATTGTCGGGGCGATACAACTATGGAAAGGGGGTCAAAGTGAGAACAACTGAGCGCATTTACGATATGGTGGCGAACGCTACCGAACCTGTAACCTTAAAACAGTTACAAGACCAGCTAGAGTTAAAGCCAGGAATCGTGTCTGGTTCGCTTGCAAGTCTGTGTCGGGCTGGCCGACTGTCGAGGGAGAAAATAGAAAAGACAAACGGCAACGGACCAAAATTGCAATGGGCATACAAAACTGTTGCAATTACGCAACAAAATAATGTAGAATCATCGGTGGAGTAGTGCGCCCTCCTCAGCACGCTCCTTCGAGCCCCCTCAGCCCCCCTCGGCCACAAGCCCTGGGGGGTTCCTTTTTGGAGAATCAAAATGTACGGTAAGAAAAAGAAACCCACCCCTGGCAAGTACGGCCCCAAGAAATGAAAGGCCCCGTCATTATGATCGGGCTGCTGGGTAAGCCCCGCAAAGGCGAGAAGCCTGAAGGCGGCTTGCTAGAGCCTGAGATGGAGCTCCCCGAGGCCATGACCGACGAAGCCGTCAACCGCGAGAACAAAGCGATTGCGGTCGAAAAAGCGGCTTACGGACCCTCTGACAGCCGTACCCAGCGGTGCGGAAACTGCGAATACTTCAACATGGAATACCCGACTCTGGCAAAGGGTCAAGGGTTCTGTGAGGTTTGGGAATTCGTATGCTCTGACAAGAACCTCTGCGCCGCTTGGGAGTACGAGAAGCCGGAAGAGGAAGAGTCCGAAGAAGAAGAGGACTGAAATGTGGCTCCCGATGTGGATTGTCTGCCTCGGGGTCAACTGTCAAAGTTTAGAGTTAGTAATTCCTGAACTTTACAAAACTAAAGAAGAGTGCGAAAAAGTGGCTAAAGATACCGCTAGGGAGTTCCTGCGCGAGTATGACCGGGTTGGCTACAAGTGTGTAAAAACTGAAAGGATCTAAGATGCCGTTCAAATCCAAACAGCAGGCCAAGCTCATGTTTGCCGCTGCCGCCTCGCCCAAGGTCGCCAAGGCGACTGGCGTCCCGCAGAAGGTTGCCAAGAAGATGGTCAAGGAAGGGCAGTCTAGCCTCAAGAAGCTACCGGCAAAGGTCAAGAAATGAAGTCGGTTTGGGAGAAACCCCGCCCAAAATCGTTGGGCAAACCTGAGAAATTGTCCAAGAACCAAAAAACGGCGGCCAAGCGGTTTGCCAAGTCCACGGGAACCAAATACCCATCCCTGATCGCTAATATGCGTGGAGCGCAAGCCAAGAAATGAAATGGGAAAAATATGATCGTGCGACTACTCGGAAGATGGCTGAATACAATCGTGCGGGTGGTGGTGTTCGCAAGCCCGTCCGGTCAGTTGCGGGCGCAAGCACCGGAGACAAGTACGACCGCGCCAAATTCATCTACAGAAAAGCCGCCCAAGCCCTTAGTATGGGACATAATCTCAAAGACAAGAACGGAGAGGCTACGCCCGCCGCCCTCCAGTTCAAGCGATGGGCCGCCAAAGTCCCGCAAAACCAAGCCGACCTCCGCGAGCTCAAAGCCCTCGGCGAAAGACTCAAAACCCGCTATAAACCCAAATAATGCACGCAAGCGCGTTACAAAGCGCAAGTGAGTTCTTTGCCAAACACCCAAGAGACTCGGCTACCGTGGTCGAAATTGGGTCACAGATCGTAAACGCAAGTATTCGAGATGTCTGCCCCAAGCATTACACCTACGTCGGTATAGATTACACAGCAGGAAATGGCGTAGATATTGTCCTAGAGGACGAATACAAGTTTCCGCTAGAGGATAACTTTGCCGACTTTGTGGTTACAAGTTCATGCTTTGAGCACGCAGAAATGTTCTGGCTAACTTTCCTCGAAGGGCTACGAATTACAAAGCCTGGCGGGTTGTTTTACATCAACGCCCCAAGCAAGGGCGAATACCATGCCTTCCCGCAGGACTGCTGGAGGTTCTACCCAGACGCTGCCAAAGCCCTGTTAAAGTGGGCCGTAAGAAATGGTTACACTTGTGACCTGGAGCATTACGAAACGCTAGATAACCATTGGGGCGACTTCATTGCGGTGTATAAGAAAGCATGATTCTTAACCTCGGCAGCGGCAAGGACTGGATGCGGGATGCAATCAACGCCGACATCAACCCCGCCAAGAACCCAGACTGGGTGCTAGACATTACAAAGGTTCCGTGGGGCGAGCGCATTTTTACTCGACACGGCGAGCACTTGGTCGAGCCAAGAATGTTCGAGGTCATCATTGCCAACGATGTCTTGGAGCACATCCCAGACCTTGTAACCGCAATGACCAACTGCAAGGAACTCTTACACGAAGAGGGCGAGTTCCATATCCATGTACCGTACGATTTATCGTATGGTGCGTGGCAAGACCCAACCCACGTTCGGGCGTTTAACGAGAAGTCCTGGCTGTATTACACAGACTGGCATTGGTATCTCGGCTGGGAAGATAGATTTTATTTACAAAGCATGGAGTTCGAGTTATCCGACATCGGGGTCAAAATGGCCGAAGAGGAAGGATTAGACATTAACCAGCTTTCGGTCGTCCCGAGGGCAATAGACGCAATGAGAATCATTCTCACCAAGAAACCATGACCCCATTAGGAACGGCTTTCGGAAGGTTTGATGCGCTAAAACGGCGCTTATACGACCTTATCCAAAATCCGTCTTTAGCCGCCCAGCAGGCTTTGGGAGGTATTGCACAGTCGGCACAAGAGGCCCAGGCATTACAAAACCAAGCCTTTGGCAACCCACAGCGTCCGCTTCAGGTTACAGACGAACAAGCACTAGCAAGGCTGACGGGCATGATTATGGGCGGTCCATTGGGGTTTGCTCCTGCAGGAATTGTTAGTCCCGCAGTTGCGCGTTCATTGCAAATGCAAACCACACTACCCAAAGATCCAAGTTTTGCTAATGCAGTGGAAAACACCCCTGGAGCGCAAATACTTCCAGAAGGGTTGTTAATGCGTGTTCAACGTAATCAGGTTCCAGAACAGGCGGGAGAAGAATCTGTCCGAACTGGAGTGTTTTATTTGCCAGAAGGATCTGCGCAGTCAAAGTATTACTCTACTGGAAAAACAGGATACGGCGGGAAAGAAAAAATTGCCGGAGAAACACTATATAAAAATCCCATATTCGTAAAAGGAGCAACTGGCGGGAAAGCTCCAGAAGCAGCCTACGATCAAATTATGGGTAAGGGCGCTTATCAAGAAATGAGAAAAGATGTTCTTAATTCTTACAGCATTCAAGCAAATCAAAACCAAAAAATTGAAGCAGTGCAAGGCGTTCTGGAAAAATACAACCAAATGTCGCCTGATGAAGCGTATGACATGGCCTATAACATTGTCACAAACAGCAGAACTGGCAATACTTTGCCATACGCAGTTCAAGAAAATATCGTTGCAAATGCTGTGAGAAATGCCGGATATGATGCGGTTCTTGGATACTCCAAAAAGAAATCTGGGGATAAGTTCATATCCGAAGTCTTTGATGTTCGGGAAGCAACTTACCCAACAAAAGAGGGCGGTTTCTCACTTATGCCACAGTTCGAGGGACTGTTAAGTCCGTAGTATAATAGCAACACTTATCCCGAACAACCGGAAGGATTCGGACATGGAAACCGTTAAAGAAACACCAAAAATCGGAGAAGGTGCACCCGGCCCAGGAAGGCCCAAGGGAGTGCCTAATCGCTCCACAGCGGCTGTCAGAGAGGCTATCGCTAAGATGGCCGAGGACAACGCAGAGAAGTTCGCAGAATGGCTAGAAAAGGTCGCACAGGACAGCCCTGAAAAGGCGTGCGATATTTACTTGAAGGCTATCGAGTACCACATTCCCAAACTGGCTCGGACAGAAGTCACGGGCGCAGAGAACGGACCGCTCACCATTAAGGTGGTGACGGGGATATGACCGAGGTTCTGCTTGAGACCGGATATAAACCAAGAAGCCAGCAACGAGAGATTCACGATGCGGTGGCAGAACACAGGTTTGTGGTGGTTGTCGCTCACCGACGCATGGGTAAAACGGTGGCTGCGCTTAACCAGCTCATCCACTCAGCCCTCGAATGCGACAAGCCAGACCCAAGATTTGCCTACATTGCACCGACTTACGGACAGGCCAAGCGGGTTGCCTGGGACTACCTATGCAACTTCACGCGACCGCTCGAAGCCACGGCGAACATCTCGGAGTTAAAGGTTGACTTCTACGGACGACGAATACAACTTTACGGCTCGGACAATCCTGACAGTCTTAGGGGCCAGTATTTTGACGGTGTTATTCTTGACGAGATCGGTGATCAAAACCCAAAGATATGGAATGAGATTGTCCGTCCTGCTCTCGCGGATCGCATGGGTTGGGCGCTATTTTTAGGAACACCAAAGGGTGCTAACCACTTCAAAGACTTCCGAGACCGAGCAGAAAAAGAGCCGGGATGGAAGTTACTTGAGTTCAAGGCTTCGCAGACGGGAATACTTCCGGAAGCTGAACTGCTCGCTGCCAAGAAAGAAATGGGCGACGACAAGTACGCTCAAGAGTTTGAATGTTCCTTCGCGGCTGCGGTCGAAGGTTCATATTACGCCGCTTTACTTAACGCTCTCCCGCCCGAAAGATTTAAGGAGTTTGCGCGGGACGATCTCTGTAAAACGTATACGGCGTGGGACTTGGGTGTTGGTGATTCCACGGCCATCTTCGTCTGCCAGGTCGCGGGGCAAGAGCGTCGCTTATTTGATTTCGTGGAAAACCACGGAGTCGGCCTCGACTGGTATGTAAACTGGATCAAGAAGAACGGCTATACACAGGCAGAACACATCCTGCCGCATGACGTAGAGGTCAGGGAACTGGGAACCGGAAAGAGTCGGAAAGAGGCTTTACAGGACTTAGGATTGAACATCACCGTCTGCCCGCGAATTGGCGTAGACGACGGGATACAAGCCGTCCGTAGGCTACTTCCTAACTGCTGGTTCCACCCAAATGTAAAACAGGGACTAGACGCGCTGCGTAACTATCGCCGGGAATACGACGAGAAGCGCAACGTGTTCTACGATAAACCGCTCCACGACTGGAGCTCACACGCTGCCGACGCATTTAGATACTTGGCTGTTGGCATGAACCAAACCTCAAGCTGGGGCAAGCCAATCACACCGAACGTGAAATGGATCGTATAAGATGAATGAAGAAACCCTAAAAGGCATACTCGAAAACGAGATAGACAACGCGATTGGCTATCTGGAAACCGAGACCACAGAGTCCCGCCGCAAAGCCATCGAGTATTACAACGGCGAGGAGTACGGCAACGAGGTCGAGGGCCGGTCGCGCATCGTTACCCGCGAGGTGGCCGAGGCTGTGGACGGTGCGATGCCTGCGCTCATGCGTGTCTTTACCGCTTCCGAAGAGACTGTTGTTTTTGAGCCACACGGACCGGAAGATGTAGACGCCGCCGAGCAAGCCACCAAGATGTGTAACTGGGTGTTCATGCGGGATAACCCCGGCATCTCGATCCTGCACACCATGATCAAGGACGCCCTGCTCTCCAAAACAGGAACCGTCAAGGTCTACTGGAAAGACGAGACCGAGGTCAATACCGAGAAGTACGAGAACCTCTCCGAGGAAGAGTTGGCCCTTCTGCTTGCCGACGAGCAGTACGAAGTCGTCAGCCAAGACCAGCGCCAGATTGGGGAAATCCCCGCTTTGCCGACGCCGGAAGAGATTGCGCTGGCCCAGCAGACCGGACAGCCGCCGATGCCCCGCATGGAGCCGGTGTTTGCCTACGACGTAAAGATCAAAAAGATTGACAAGAAGGGCCGGGTGGTCATCGAGAACATCCCACCCGAAGAGTTCATCGTCAGCAAGAAAACCATCCAACTCAAGGATTCCCCGTTCTGCGCCCACCGCCGATTGGTGACCCGCTCAGAGCTCGTAGCAATGGGGTTTGATAAGGACGAGATCTATGCCCTCCCGTCATACGAAGATCTGACCTACACGCCCGAGCGCGTGGCCCGGTACTCCCAAGGCGAGCAGCCGGATGATGACAGCCTGGACCCGTCCATGCAGTTGGTGGAAACCTTCGAGGCATACATTCGAGTGGACTACGACGAGGACGGCATTGCCGAACTGCGTCGGGTCATCTACGCCGGGATGAACATTCTGGAAAACGAGGAGATCGACTACCTCCCGTTTGCCTCCATTTGCCCGATCCCGCTGCCGCACAAGTTCTTTGGGCAGTCGCTGGCCGACCGGACAATGGACCTCCAGATCATCAAGTCCACGCTGACCCGCCAGATTCTCGACAACCTATACCTGACAAATAACGCTCGGGTCGTGGCCGTCGATGGCGCCGTAAACCTCGACGACCTCCTGACCGTTACTCCGGGTGGCGTGGTACGGGTAAAGAACATACAAGCCATCCAGCAGTTGCCCGTTCAGGCGGTCGCAGGACAGTCCTTCCCGATGCTGGAATACATGGACAACATCCAAGCCAAGCGTACGGGTGTTACCGAAGCCTCGCAGGGATTGGACCCCAACATTCTGCAAAACACCACGGCTACGGCAATCGCGGCCATGCAGAACGCCTCGGCTGGAAAACTGGAGTTAATAGCTCGTTTATTTGCCGAAACTGGTATTAAAGACATCTTTCGTAACATCCTGCACCTGCTTTGCAAGTACCAGGACAAGCCCCGGGTCATCCGTTTACAAGGCAAGTTCGTGCCGATGGACCCCCGCGAGTGGGATACCGAGTACGACGTCACGATCAACGTGGGCCTGGGAACCGGGACCAAGCAAGAGCAGATGGCGATGCTTGGGATGGTCCTTCAGAAGCAAGAGCAAATGCTGGCGCAGTTTGGTCCGGCAAACCCGCTGGTGTCGCTTGGGCAGTACCGCGCCACGTTGGGCAAGTTCATTGAGGCCGCTGGGCTGAAGGATTCCACCCGGTTCTTCAAGGAAATCACCCCGGAGATGGACCAAATGCTGTCCCAGCCCCAGCCGCAACAGCAGGGCGCTGATCCAATGGCACAGGCAATCATGGCTCAGACTCAGGCCCAGATTCAGGCAATGATGGCAAAAGCCGAGGCCGATATTGAGGCTAAGCGCCAGAAGGCAATGGCCGACATCCAGATCGCCCAAGAGAAAGCCGCTGCGGATATTGCCCTCAAGCAACAGTCTGCCGCCGTCGATCTTCAACTCAAGGCATCAGGACTCTAATTGGACAAAGCCGCAAGAGCACAGAATTTACTGACCGACGAGTTTTTTACCGATGTTGTGAAAAAACAACGAGAGTTGTATATTTACAACATTGTCAACAGCAGTCCCGAACAGGTTGATGAGCGGGAAGCCGCATATACCAAGCTTCGGGCGCTGGATGAATTTATCGCCACTCTTGAATCCCTGGCTAAACAGCCAGAGGTAGAAAAGAAGCGAATGAAGTTTTTTTAATTACTGGGAGTAACGCATGGACGACAGCAACCCGCAAGGGACTGGCAAAACCGTAGACCAAGCCGCAGCAACTATTTTTGGGATGCTTGATCCGAAACAGCCAGAAGAAGGCCAAGTTGAGGAAGTAGCAGCAGAAGAGACCGCAGAATATGTGGAATCCGAACCCGAGGAAATGGAAGCCGCATCCGAGGAAGCCGTAGAAGCAGAAGAGCCACCCCGCTACCGTGTCAAAGTTGACAACGAGGAAGTGGAGGTTACGCTTGATGAGCTTTTGAAAGGTTATTCTCGCACTTCGGATTACACCAAAAAGACGCAGACTCTAGCCGAACAGCGGAAGCAAGTAGAAGCTGAACGCCAACGGATAGAAGAAGCCGCCAAATTGCGTGACCAGTACGCCCAACGGCTGTCCGTCATCGAACAGATGCTCGCATCCCAGCCCGAGGAAGATCTCACCCCACTCAAAGAGACCGATCCCATTGGCTACACAATGAAGATCGCCGAGAGAATGGAGCGGGAGAAGCAGTTACAGGCCATTCGTGCCGAACAACAGCAAATCGCACAGAAGCAACAAGCGGAATACCAAGAAAACCTTCGTAAGCATTTGGCATCGGAAGCCGAGAAACTCTCTCAGGCCATTCCCGAAATGTCAGATCCGGTCAAGGGTGAGGTGATCCGCAAAGAGATCAAGGATTTCGCCCGGTCAATCGGCTGGTCTGAGCAGGAACTTGCTCAAATCTATGATCATCGCGCTGTGTTGGCGCTGTATAAAGGGTTACAGCACGAAAAACTGCAAAAATCTAAGCCTGTGGCGACCAAGAAAGTCGCAGAAGCACCAAAGATGCTCAAGCCGGGCACGACTGGTAAACAGACGACGGCCGAGCAGGATGCGGTTAAAAAACTACAGCAACGGCTTGCCAAGACTGGTAACCGCCGGGATGCTGCCCGATTGTTTGAAAAATTCCTGTAAGGAGTAAGAAATGACTGTCCCCTCAAATACCTACTTGCGCTACACCTCGATTGGTGTACGCGAAGATCTGTCTGACGTCATCTATGACATCAGCCCCACCGATACGCCCATTATGTCGTCTATCGGCAAATCCAAGGCTACCAACACTCTGCACGAGTGGCAGACCGACAGCCTGGCCGCTGCTACGACCAATAACGCCCTGATCGAAGGTGATGACGCTACTGCTGCATCGCTTTCGCCCACCGTTCGTCTGACCAACTTTACACAGATCGTTGGTAAAACTGTTCAGATCTCCGGTACGTTGGAAGCCGTTGACAAGGCTGGCCGTAAGTCTGAGAAGGCTTATCAGCTTGCTAAAGCCTCTGCTGAAATCAAGCGTGACATCGAGACCATCCTGACCGCTAACCAAGCCAAAACCAATGGTACGGCTACTTCTGGCGCTCGTAAAATGGGTGCTCTGCTGTCCTGGATCACGACCAACGTCAGCAAGGGTTCGGCTGGTACAAACCCGACCGGAGACGGTTCCGATGTTCGTTCCGACACCACAACCCGCACGTTCCTTGAGTCTATGCTCCAGAGCGTTGCACAGCAGATTTTCAGCGCAGGCGGCACACCCAAGTTGTTGGTTGTTCCTCCCGGCCTGAAGGCCACCACTTCCGGCTTTACCGGCGTGGCTGCACAGCGTTATGTAACTGGCGCAGAGCCGACCACAATCATCGCTGCTGCTGGTGCTTACCTGTCGGACTTCGGTCTCATCAGCATCGTTCCGGATCGCTTCATGCGCTCCACCGATGCGCTGGTGCTTGATCCTGAGTACGCAGCCCTGGCTTATCTCCGTCCGTTCCAGACCAATGATCTGGCAAAAACTGGTGACTCTGAAAAGACCCAGATCCTTGCCGAGCTCACGCTGGAGATGCGGAATGAGAAGGCTCATGGCGGTATCTTTGACATCAAAGCAGCATAAATGATGTAGAATCGGGGGTGGGCTAGTCCCACTCCCGTCTATGGAGAACAAGTGTTAAAACTTGGTAGCGAAGTAGTCAACGGCGAAGTCAGAACCACCTACGCAGACAGCGACGGAAATCTTGTTGTCAAAGCAGAGTCCAACTTAACGCCAATCATTGAGGCAAATAAAGCCTCTTACAATACATTCGACGAACGATCCCGGTGGGGCGATTTCAACCGCGTGGCTGAAATCCCGTTTCCCGTCATAGAAGATCTCAACAGACAGGGCATCATGCGTGGTTTTGTGGTGCTGGATCAAAAACGAATGAAGGCTTGGCTAAATAATCCCGATAATCGGTTCTTTCGTACCCGACCGGGAAAAATCTGAGGAGAAAGCATGAAGCCAGAAAAGGCTAAAGTCGCCATTTGTATTCCTACGCGTGGCGAAATGGAGGTAGGTACGGCGTTTGATTTGGCTTTAATGTGCGGTTATGACTCTCGGTTTAGAAAAAAAGGCCATCAGAGCCTTTACACAGTAGCAGGAACCCTGATCTTTGATCAGCGGGAAAAGATGGCTGAATCGGCCATTGAAGAAGGCGCAGATTATATCCTTTGGGTAGATGCAGATATGCGGTTCCCAAAGAATACGATTGAGCACTTACTGTCGTTGAACAAGGACATCGTGGGCGCTAATGCAACCACGCGAGTTCCTCCGATCCACGGCACAGCCAAGAACGCCTGGATCAACAAGAAAGAAAAAACAATCAATTGGCAAAAGATTAGTTCCAAGGATAAAAAAGGCTTGGAGCGGGTCACAGCCATCGGTTGTGGTGTGATGATGGTAAAACGTGAAGTTTTCCTCAAGACGCCACGCCCTTGGTTTTGGTTTGAACAACTGCCTGGCGAGAAACTGCTGGGCGAAGATGTGTATTTCTGTGTCAAAGCACATGACGCAGGATTTGAGACATGGGTAGACCACGACTTCTCCAATTCGGTCGGCCATGTCGGTTCTTATACTTTTGGATGGCATGACGTAGCCAGCAAGGAAAACGATGAGCCTGACCACTTACAGTTCTCTCAAAACGGAGATTGCGAACTATCTTGGGCGCAGCGACCTGACGAGCCAGATTCCGACGTTCGTGACCCTGGCTGAACTGCGTCTGTCCCGCGAGATTCGCACCCGTAAACTTCTTAAATCGGTCACCACGACCACCACAGCAGGGGACTCTACAGTAGAGATCCCCTCTGATTTTTTAGAGATGCGTGATATTTATCTATCGGGTAATCCCCGCATCACGCTGAACTACGAATCACCGTCATCATTTACCCGCAACGCAAAAGCAGAAGAGTCTGGAAAGCCAGGCTTTTACACCCTGCTCGGGCAAGAGTTTGAACTAGCCCCGATCCCTGACAAAGCCTACACGGTAGAACTGTTGTATTACTTCAAACCGGTAGCAATGTCGGATTCGGTAGCCTCCAATGAGTTCTTGGCAAACTATCCAGATGCGTTGCTTTACGCCTCGCTTCTAGAGTCTGAGCCGTACCTAATGAATGATGCTCGGATCGCGGTATGGTCATCCTTGTATGACCGCGCCATCAATAATATCAACACTTCTGACCAGAATTCTGAGTTTGCTGGTGTTCCCCTGTCCATGTCTGTTACGTCGAGGTAATCATGTCTGAAATGTCAAATTATTTGGAGAATGGCTTACTAAACGCCGTTCTTCGTAATACGTCTTACACATCCCCAACAACCGTCTACGTCGGCCTCTACACCAGCGATCCTGGCGAAGGCAACACGGGAACTGAGGTTTCTGGTGGTTCCTATGCCCGTAAGGATGTGGCGTTTAATGCGCCTTCCAATGGTGTTTGCACCAACTCTGCTGCGGTTGAGTTTGCTCAAGCTACCGCTTCGTGGGGTACGGTGTCGCACGTTGGACTGCTAGACGCAATTACCTCTGGCAACCTGTTATTTTATACCGACATCACAACTTCTAAAACCATTGAGTCTGGCGACATCTTCAAGATTGCTGCTGGCTCATTAAGCGTCACACTTGCCTAATGTCTCTTACGTTAGAGGAACTGGATCAGCTCGGCACGTTAGATTCGATGCCGCAGTATCCATTGGACTCAACGTGGTATGTAGATAAAGTATGCGGCCCGTGGTCGCTAGACGCGATGGACGCATTTGGAACTCTCGACTCCTTGAATCTACCAATGGATTCAGATGCCTGGGGAACCGCCTGTATTTACTTTGACGCTCCGGCAAGTATTACCGCAACGGGAACAATGACCGCCAGCGGAGAGCGTCAGATTGGCACTACGGCAAGTTTTACCGCAACCGGGACAATGCAAGCCGGTGCATTTGCAATCCGTACCGCCCAGGGGTTAATTACTGCGTCCGGCACAATGACTGCCGCTGGAAGCCTAGAAAGGTTTGCTCAAGCAGCCATGATGGGCGTAGGTACGATGACAGCCGCCGGAAGCCTTGTGAGGTCAGCAGAAGCCCAAATAACAGCATCTGCAACCGTTTCTGCAAGCGCGTTTAGGATTACCCAAGCCGAAGCGATTATTACTTCTGCTGGAACATTGGTAGTAACACCGAGTCGTGTGCGTCTAGCAAATGGCGCAATTTCTGCGGGCGGTACGCTGACAGGCGCAGGAATTCGGGTAAGAACAGGGCAAGCAGCAATGTCTGCCACCGCAACGGTAACGGCTACGGGTGGATTTGACGCCGCTGGTTCGGCAAGCATTGTGGCTACTGGCTCGATGTCTGTTACCGGAAATGCCACATTTGCAGCAAAAGCAACTGTATCGGCAAGCGGCACTCTAACGGTAATTGGCAAGATTCTCGGAGAGGATTGGACCAACGTGACGACCGGACCCAATACCTGGACAACGACTTCTGCTGGGCCAAATACTTGGACGCCCACAAATATCGGAACAAACTCTTGGACGCCTGTCTCGGCAGGGTCTAACACCTGGACAACGAATACGGCTGGAAACAACACATGGCAACTAGCAGGGTAAGTTTCGGAGAATGGCTACCAGACCAGCCCGGACTGACGGGAACGGTCAAGGAAGCCCTAAATGTGTCGCCGCAGGCTGTCGGATATGGGCCTATGCGCTCGCCTGTTGATTACTCGCAGGCAGCATCAGAGAACATCAACAATGTGGTAGCTGGCAGAAACCCAGCAACGGGAACAACCGAAGTATTTGCTGGCGGAGCAACCAAATTATTTAAGCTTGACTCTGGCGATTTGTCGCTAGATGATGTTTCTAAGTCTGGCGGTTACACCACCCCAGCCGAGCAAAAATGGCGTTTTACACAGTTTGGTGATGTGCTGATTGCCGCCAATGGCGATGAAATTCTCCAATACTGGTTGCTTGGCACATCTACGGCTTGGGCAGATTTAGATGCTGCCGCTCCGACCGCACGATACGTCACCGTGGTCCGAGACTTTGTGGTTACCGGATATACGAGCTCTACAGACTCACAAAAAATCCAATGGTCTGCGATTAACAATGAGGCAGAGTGGACTGCAACCGCAACTAACCAAGCTGACTTCCAGGTAATCCCTGATGGTGGCGCGGTTCAGGGAATTACGGGTGGTGAGTTTGGCCTCGTGCTGATGGAAAAATCCATCTACCGGATGTCTTATGTTGGAACCCCGGCAATTTTTCAGTTTGACAACATTTCGCGTAACCTGGGATGCTTTGAGCCGAACTCTGTTGTTCAGTATCAAGGCATTACCTACTTTTTAGGGGACGATGGATTTTATGCGTGCAACGGTACTCAAGTGGTGGGAATCGGTACAGAGAAAGTTGACCGATATTTTTTCAACGATCTCGACGAGTCTTACGCGTATAAAATGTCGGCTACGGTCGATCCGATCAAAAATCTGATTATTTGGGCTTATCCATCTGCCGGAAGTAACGGAACTGTGGATAGCATGATGATTTACAACTTTGAGATTCAGCGGTGGTCTCATGCAGATACGGCGGCTGACTTTGTGGCCCAATCTGCCACTCCTGCTTATACATTAGAAGCATTGGACGTATTTGGGACGCTTGACACGCTGACTTCTAGTCTTGATTCGCGTATCTGGACAGGTGGTAAGTCGCAGTTTGTGGGTGGAAATGGGGCAAAAATTGTCACATTTTCTGGCACAAATCTGACCGGAACCATCAATACCGGCGATATTGAGATTCCCGGCTCCTATAGTATGTTGAACATGAGCCGCCCGCTTGTTGACGGTGGTGGCGCATCTGTAGCCTACGCAAGTCGCAACCGCCTTGCAGACGCTGTGACATTTAGCGCATACAGCGCAGCCGATAGCGAGGGCAGGGCCGCGTTTAGGACGACTGGACGCTATCACCGCCTGTCAATTCAGCCATCTGGCTCATGGACAACGGCAATCGGCATTGATTACGACATCGTGCCAGCGGGTGTAAGATGAATTTTAGGGTTTTACCGTATCAGGGTGGGTCGCCTCGTGAGATTTCCGAGGTGGTCAACAACATAATGAACGGCAAGACCAATAATACTGGCTCTGTTACGCTCGCTACAGGTAGCGCAACCACCACAACAATTACCGATGCTAGGATTGGTGGTGACAGCAAGATCATCTTGATCCCAAGTTCACAGACCGCCTCAAGCCAAGAATTTCCCTACGGGTCATTTAGTAGCACCGCAGACCAAACCGCTGCCAGCACGACGACGGCGTATGCGATGACGTACAACACTACGGACTTTGCTAACGGAGTATCGCTGTCTAACAATTCCCAGTTGGTGGCTGGGTTTTCTGGAATCTTTAACCTGCAATTCAGCGCACAGTTTCTAAACGCCGGTGTGCAAATTCACGATGTAAGTGTTTGGTTTCGAAAAAGTGGAACCAACATTGCCAATAGTAATAGTCAGTTTTCTATTCCAAACAGTCACGGCGGTGTAGACGGTGCGTTGATTGCCGCGCTTAACATTTATGTTAATTTGCAAAAAGACGAATATGTAGAAATTATGTGGTCAACCACAAGCACAGATGTCTCCATACAAGCTATCCCGGCGCAGACTAGCCCAACCCGGCCAGCCACCCCGTCGGTGATTGCAACGATGCACTACCTGTCTACCAACGGGTATACCAGCAACATCTACTTTGACCCGTTTGTGTCAGCAACCGCAAACGGCAGCGCGACAATTTCTCATGCTCCCAACACTAACGCTGGAAGCACATTTAATTACGTTATCGTAGGATAAAAACTATGGCTATTACCGCTCAAGACGTCGCCAATTATCTTCAAGCCAATCCGGGTATGTCTGATGCCCAGATCGCCTCCGCGATGCAGCAATTTAATGTCTCTCCGGCTCTTGTAGCGCAAGCAACCGGACTGCCGACCGCAGACGTTCAGGCGCGTTATAACGCCGCTGTTACGCCTCCAGTTTCGCCAGCAATGTCTACCGCTCCAACAACCCCGATGACCACGCCAATGCCGCAAAATACTCTTACGGCATTTTTGGCACAAAACCCTGGCGCAACCGATCGGCAAATTGCTTCTTGGATGCAATCATCTGGAACGACACCCGCACAAGTTGCTCAAATGAGCGGATTGCCAATAGCCGATGTGCAATCTCGGTTTTTTCAAGCTACTTTGCCCGCTCCGCTTCCTGCCGGAACGCCAAGCGGAACAGGTTCAAGAATTGACCCTGCGCTTATGCCGTACTTGCAGATGGGTCTACAACGTGCACATCAACTGTTTCTCACCGGCCAGCAGCCACAGTTTTTCCCTGGACAAACTTACGTTTCGCCAAGCGCTCAGACCCTGCAAGCCCTGTCTCAGCAAGAAGCCGCTGCAGGTGGCGCACAGCCGCTTCTCGGACAAGCACAGCAGGCTTATCAGGCATCTCTTGGGCAGATTGGTCAGACCGCCGCTGGCGGGTTCTTGCAAGGTTCTCCCTACCGCCAAGCAATGATTGAGTCGGCTACACGGCCAATTCAACAGCAGTTCGAATCACAAATCCTGCCGGGTATTTCTTCTGGATTCTCGCGTGCTGGCCGCTACGGTTCTGGCGCAATGCAGCGGGCCGTTGGACAGGCTTCCGAGCAGTTCGGTCGTGCTTTAGGTGATGTGGCAACTAACATCGCTTATTCTGACTATGCCCGTGAACGTGCCGCCCAACAGCAAGCACAAGTCCAGCAAGCTGCTTTAGCACAAGCCGCACCAAGTTTCTTTACGGCTGGTTTGTTGCCTTCTCAAACATTGGCACAAGTTGGAGCCGCAAGAGAAGCAATCGCCGCCCAACCCCTGCAAGAGCAAATGCAACGCTTCCAATTTGGTCAACAGTTGCCATACCAACAGCTTCAAGGCTACCTGTCTAGTGTGTACGGAACCCCGATGGGATCGTCACAATACGCCCAGATCCCGCAGGCGCAGACAAATCGCCTCGGCCAAGCCGTTGGTTTAGGAACTCTAGGATTCTTGGGCGGTCAGGCTTTGGGTGGAACACAAGGTGGAGCAATTGGTGCTGGTCTTGGTGGTCTTTTGGGATACTTTGGATAAATGGCACTCCTCGAAACTCAATCAGGTTTAGCGGGTCAGTACGGGTACGCCAATGGCGCGCCCATTCTGAACGCATCTGTTGCTCGAAGCCTTCTCGGTGACGAGTTTGCAAAGCCTTTAGACATTGAGCGCAATGATCTTGGATGGGGGACAAATTCCCGTTACATGGGAAAGATCTATACCGGAGTTGGTTTATATGGTGTAGACGGGAAACGATCCGAAATCGAGCGGCTTCTTGATATTGGTGACAAGGCCAAACAAGACTTTGCCCAGGGAAAGATCATTCAGGCTATTGACCCAGAAACAAATCAGCCTTATTACCTTGATGTTTCGCAAGACCCAGAAGGCGGAGTTAGAAATAGTATTTATCGGTTTGCCGATGAAAATACGGGTGGCGCAGAAAATTTCAACAAATGGACGGACATCAGCAACAAATTGGCTGGTGCTGCCAGAACGCTTGGGATAGACACGCAAGGCATGACGGATCGCCAGTTGTATGACGCGATCAACAAAATTGATAACCGAGTTGCCGTTACAGGACGCACTCAGTTCTGGGATGCCGCACAAGCAGGAATGGGCGGTCAAGAAGGCCCACAGCACGCGACTGTTGTTTATACACAACAAGATGGGAAGTTAGTTCCTGTTGCACCGCCACAAACATTTGAGTTTCAAGACCCAAAAACCAGCGGAAACGTATTTTTCCAATTGGTTCGAGAGGGTCTAATGATCCCTCCGATTATGGCGGCACTAGGCGCGTATGTTTTTGGTCCTGGTGGGCTTTTAACTGGAGGAGAGGCCGCTGCTGGAAGCGGGTTAACTCCCGGCGCTGGCGGTGTAACCGGAATTACTCCCGGCGCGGCTGGCGTGACCGGGGTTACTGCTCCGGCAGGGTTTACCCTTGCGCCTACCATTGGCGCTACTGTTGGCGCTACAACGCCATCATTATTAGACACCGGCAAATCAATTTCTAACCTTGCCCCACCAACAACACCAACAACTCCACCGGCAACTCCCGCTCCGGCCCCGGTATCAACGGCAACCCCGATTCCCGCCGCTGAACTGGCTTATCCGGCAGTTGAGATTGCCCCTTCATTTACGCCAACACCGGGTTCGTTTCAATCTGCATTGCCTGAACTCGGTGTCGCCACACAAGCCACTACAGCGCCATTTACGGCCCTTCCAGGCACATTTACGGCTGCCGCCCCAGAATTGTTGGCAACTACTGCTGCGGCAACACCGGCACTATCAACAACCGACATTATGCGTGCTGGAAATGCATTGCGGCAACTTACACAACAACCAGAGCAGCAAGCACCTCAGACCCCCGAGCAAATCGGACAGTCTGGTCCTACTGGGGTGGATTACGCAGGGCTTCTGAATCTATTGGCAGGTCAGGCCCGTACAACCGGACTGTTGGGTACAAGATTCCAGCCAACACCTGTAAACTTATCTAGTCTTTTAGGATAACCTCATGGCGACATTACAAGACATTCTCGGTGGCGGTCTCCCGCCCGGGCTACTTACACCAGAGCAAGAAGTTGCAGCCGCACAGCGGGCGCAAAACGCCGGACTGCTCAACTTTGCCTTTGGTGCGTTGCAGGCATCCCGTGGGCAACCAGGACAGCGTGCGCCTAGTCTGGCACAAGTTATTGGACAGGCAGGCCCGGTCGGTGTGGCGGGCTATCAGCAGTCGTTTGACCAGACGCTTGCCAATACCATGCGTGGGATGCAGGTTGCTGATATGCGCCGTAGACAAGCCGATGAAGAGCGTGCAAGACAGGCTAGAACATTGTTTGAACAGCAAATTTCCGCATCTACACGAACAATCCCCACTTTAGAAGGGTTTGCTGCACAACAAAGCAATATCTCTCCAGAACAATTAGAAACAATGTCGGTTCAAGACGTTGCAGGCCAGGCCGTAGCGGCTGGGATGCCATCTCGTCAAGTTGTTAATCAAGAAATGGCCGACCAAGCGGTTCTAAATTACCTTCGGGTTGCAGCTCCAACAGAGTACGCAAAACTGGTTGCAAAAGAGCCAAAACAACTTCCTGCTGATATGCAAGGTTATCAACTCGCTGTTCAGCAAGGATATAAAGGGACATTTCTAGATTATCAACAAGAACTTCGTCGGGCTGGTGCAACCAATGTGTCGGTTAGCACAGAAAAATCCTATGGTGGTGCATTAGCAGGTGAGGTAGCGAAATCAGATGCAGCAAAGTTTGAGGCAGCAAATTCTGCTCCTCGAATTATTGAAACGGTGCAATCAACGCGAAAATTACTTGATACTGGCAATGTAATTACTGGTATTGGGGCACAACAACGTCTTGATCTTGCTCGATTTGGTCAATTGATTGGTGTGACTGGTAAAACCACCAATGAACTTGTTGCAAATACACAGCAGTTACTTGCAAACCGCGCACAAGCAACACTTGATTCAATTCGCTCATCTGGTCTTGGTGCTGGTCAAGGATTCTCAAACAAAGATCGAGAATTCTTAGAAAATGCCCGTCTTGGAAACATTACATATAGCCCAGAAGCATTGCGTAGGCAGTTAGATATTGAAGAAAATGTTGCAAAAGCTACGGTTTCATCTTGGAACAATAGGCTTAAAAATATCCCCGCGGAAGCAAGATCGTCTCTTGGCCTTGGGGAGGTAACAATTCCAACAACGCCTACAGCCGCACCAAGAATTCCTCGTTACAATCCTTTGACAAAACGGGTTGAATAATGGAAGATAAAATTATTGAAATTCCAGGTATGGGCCAGGTGGCTTTTCCTGGTTCAATGTCAGATACAGAAATCAATGATGCCGCAAAGCGTCTTTATGAGCAGTCTGGTGCTGGCAAGCCTTTAACCGGAAAAGAAGTTGCTACTGGGGCAATTACAAATTTCCCATCTTCATTCAAAAACCTCATTGGAAACATTGTCGAGGCAATTACAAACCCGGTTGAAACAGCAAAATCTGTTTTAGATGTTGGCGCTGGAGCACTACAAAATGTATTACCAGAGCGACTAGTTCAAGCGGTTGGAGAAGATAAACAATCCAGGGATATGGCCCGCAAAGTGGGGCAGTTCTATGCCGAACGCTATGGAACCGGAGAGGGACTAAAACGTGCAATTGCAGAAGATCCGGCAGGTGTTTTGGCAGATTTATCAACGGTTTTAACTGGTGGTGCTACTGTCGCACCGCGTGCAGTTGCTACTCCTTTGGCCGCTACGGCACGAGCTGTTGATCCGCTATCTCTTGCCGCTCGCGGGGTTCAGGCAACTGTTTCTGGTACTGGCAAAGTCATCGCCCCTGTTATTGGGGTTCAAACCGGCGTTGGAACGGAGCCACTAAGACAAGCATTTCGTGCTGGCCGCGAAGGCGGAGAGGCAGCAACGGCATTTAGAGAGAATATCTCTGGTCGTGCCGATATTACAGACGCTTTGGATATTGCAAAATCAAGCCTTGATGAAATGCGTCAACTAAAAAATGCCGAATATCGATCAGGAATGGTCAATATCAAGTCTGACAAAACTGTGTTGGATTTTGGAAACATTGAAAAATCCATTGCAAATGCAGAAAACAGCATTTCATTTAAGGGACAAATCAAGGATCAAAACGCTGCTGACCGCTTAACGGCAGTAAAAGACGAAATAAATGCATGGAAAAAACTTGATCCTGCCGAATACCACACACCAGAAGGCATGGATGCCTTAAAACAACGAGTTGGATCATTGCTTGAGGGAATTCCATTTGAATCTCGTAATGCACGCCGTGTAGTTGGTGGTGTTTATGACTCTATTGGGCAGGAAATTAAACGTCAGGCTCCAATATATGACCGAGTGATGAAAGATTATTCCAGCGCGTCTACTCAAATTAGAGAAATTGAGCGGTCGTTATCACTTGGCCAAGGTGCTTCTGCGGACACCGCTTTGCGTAAACTGCAATCTTTGATGCGTAATAATGTCAATACCAATTACGGTCAGCGCGCAAAACTTGCCAAACAAATGGAGTCTGCTACCGGCAAAGAAATTATGCCAAGTTTGGCTGGACAAGCCCTTAGTGAATTGGCCCCAAGAGGAATTCAGCGTTTAGCCACTATTCCTACTGGTGGTGCTGCCTATTATTTGGGTGGAGCACCGGCCGCAGCGCTATCGCTTGCCACATCATCTCCTCGAGTTATGGGAGAGGCGGCTTATGGTGCTGGTTTAGCGGCCCGTGGAGTAAATCAATTAAGCCAAAATTTGCCGTTTGTAGTAAATCCGCAACTTTACAACCTTCTTTATCAATCTGGACAAGTCCAAGGACTTTTGGAGTAACAAATGCCCAAAGTAAAAATCAGCGAATACTCGCAAACCGCAGCCAATAATACCGACATCAACAGCATCAACCTTGCAGAAGGTATGCTGCCGTCGGATGTGAATAATGCAATCCGAGAGTTGATGAAGCAGCTCAAGGACTTCCAGGTCGGATCTGCGGGTGATTCCGTAACGGTAGGTGGAAGTTTGATTGCGGTTGGAACCACAACGCTTAAAGGGCTAACCTATCCTACTTCGGACGGTACTAACGGCCAGTTCATTAAGACCAATGGCTCGGGAACCCTGAGTTTTGCTACTGGCGCATCTGGAGATGTTACTGGCCCCGCATCCAGCACAGATGGCAACATTGCGGCGTTTACCGGAACCTCCGGCAAGATCATCAAGGACAGCGGCAAGGTTCTGCCCAGCGGAACCATTGTCGGCACTTCTGACACCCAGACGCTAACCAGCAAGACCCTGACCGATCCGGCAATCATCGGAACCATCCTTGAGGATGTCTACACCATCTCTGATGGCGCTGCCTTTGAGATCGATCCTGGCAACGGTTCTATCCAACTAATCACACTTGGTGCAAGCCGTACTCCCAAGGCTACGAACTTTGCTGCTGGTGAGTCGGTAACGCTGATGGTAGATGATGGCTCTGCTTATACGCTGACTTGGACAGACTCAACCTTTGGTGGCTCTGGTGTGGTGTGGAAGACTAACGGTGGTGTTGCACCGACTCTGAATACTTCTGGATATACTGTAATCACCCTGTGGAAAGTATCTACACAGGTTTATGGCGCTCGTGTTGGTGACGCTTAAGGAATAACTATGCTCGCAAGAAAAGCATTAGCAGGAGCGCCTAGCGTTGCTCCTTTATATGTTACTGATGTTTATTCCACCACTCTTTATACCGGAGATTCTTCTACACAATCTATTACTAATGGTTTAGATTTATCTGGTAAAGGTGGGTTGGTTTGGATTAGAGAACGAAATACTGCCGCTGCTCATTGTTTATTTGATACCGCAAGAGGAACAGGAACTGTTTTATCAACTAATAGTTCTGGAGGGGAAGTAAGTACAGATGCAGTAACCTCATTTAATAATAATGGTTTTACTGTTAAATATCCAAATACTAACGATTATTATGTAAATAGAAGCACCAAATCAAATGTTTCGTGGTCGTTTCGGAAAGCAGAAAAGTTTTTTGATGTTGTTGCTTATAGTGGTAATAGCGTAGATGATAGAGCAATTAGCCATAATTTAGGATCAACTCCTGGTTGTGTAATTATCGCAAGAAGAAGCGGAGATGATTGGTTTGTATATCATAGATCTCTTTCTTCAAATAATGGATTAAGACTAAATACAGCTGGGTCGGCATCTTCAAATACATCAACAGTAAAATCAGTTTCATCTACCACATTTACTGTTGGAACAGATGGAATGGTTAATGTATCTGGATCAAACTATGTTGCTTACCTATTTGCCCATGATGCAGGTGGATTTGGATCTGCTGGAACAGATAGTATTGTTTATTGTAGCACATATCAAGGAAATGGAACTGATCCAGGACCAACTGTAACAATTGGTTGGCAACCGCAATGGTTATTAGTAAAAAGAAGTTCTGGTGGTACTGGTGATTGGACTCTTTATGATTCTGTTCGTAATACATCAAATCCTAGAGAAAATGTTTTTTATCCAAATACAAACCAAGCAGAAGAAGTAGCAAGCACAGTAGATTTTCTTTCTACTGGTTTTCAACCACGAACAAGTTCTGCTAGAGTAAATGCTAATGGCGATAATTACGTTTATATTGCAATAAGAAAGGCAAATTAAAATGTACGCAAAAATCAACAACGGAGTTGTCGAAATATATCCTTACACAATCGGCGATCTTCGGAAAGACAATCCAAATACATCATTTCCAAAGCAAATACCAGATTTAGTTTTAGAAGAATTTGGTATTGTTGCTATCCAACAAGTTCAACCTCCAACAGTAAGCCATACACAAACTTGGCAAGAAACAACCCCTGTTCTGGATGGTGGTGTCTGGAAACAAGCCTATTCTGTTTCTAACGCAAGTCAGGCAGACATTACTGCACGCATTGAAGAAAAATCAAAAGAAGTTAGAAAAGACCGTGATGCTCGTCTGTCCGGTAGCGATTGGACCCAAGTTGCTGACGCTCCGGTAGATAAGGCTGCTTGGGCAACTTACAGACAAGCACTACGGGATGTGCCTTCACAGGCAGGTTTTCCCTATGACATCAACTGGCCTAGCAAACCGGAGTAACCGATGGCGCAACACACCACAGAAGGCGTTAAACACGTTGTAGACGGCTTATCTATCGTCACGGTACTCGGAACCCTAGCCGAGATACTTCCGGCCCTGGCAGCCCTATTTTCCCTAGTCTGGTCGGTGATTCGGATTGCCGAGACCGATACGGTACGCCGTTGGTTTGGAAAGCCTCCCTTGAGATGACCACAATCGCCGCTCGGGTATCTACGGGAGAAATTGCCGCAGATAGCATGGTCAGCGGCGATGATTCTTTCTACCTTGTCGAAAAGCTCCGCCGTGGAAAAGCCTCTATCTATGGGGCTTGCGGAGATTGGGATAAGATTCTAAAGTTCTATCATGCGTTGGAGTCCGGCGGGGAGTTGGACTCCGACCTTGACGTAACCGTTCTTGAGCTTAGAAATGATGGCATCTGGATTTATGAGGGTACGATCATTCCTGCGCGGATTAAGAACGAGTTTTGGGCGATAGGAACCGGAGCAAACTACGCAATAGCCGCGATGCACATGGGATTAAGTCCCGCCGATGCGGTCAAACTTGCGTGTAAGTACGACACCAGTTCCCATGAGCCAGTAGACGTTCTAAAACTGGAGGGCAGGCGTGGCAGGCAAAAAAATATCGGATGAATCAATAATTGAGGCATTAAAACGACTTGGGAGTCCGGCTCATGTAGCAAAAGAACTGGGCATGGATGTTACCAACGTCTATAAACGGCGTAGCGTCATCCAAAAAAACCTAGGCATTAGCCTTCCAAGTTTTAATGCAAAACAGGAATCTGTCGTAAAGACCATCATTCCTGAGAACCGCAGGATCATCCAGCACGAGGTCCAAGATGGAATGGTTTTTGTTGCTTCTGATTGTCATTATTGGCCTGGGGAAGTCACTACAGCGCATCGGGCGTTTGTTACTCTGCTCAAAGAATTTAAGCCAAAGACCATCATCCTTAACGGAGATGTGTTTGACGGCTCTCGAATATCGCGGCATGAGCCACTCATGGGGACCAATCCCCCTACCCCAAAGCAGGAGATCGAAGCCTGCCAGGACCGATTAGATGAGATACGCAACGCTAGTAAAAACGCTAGGTGCTTGTGGACTTTTGGTAATCACGATGTCAGGCTGCACCGCTATATTGCTATCAACGCTCCTGAACTATCCGACTTCCAAGGACTCTTTGACTACTTCCCCGGCTGGCACACAGGCTGGCGAGTAGACATCAACGAGGATGTGATCGTCAAGCATCGATGGCATAATGGGGTACACGCAAACTATAACAACACGCTCAAGTCTGGACGCAGCATTGTTACAGGACACCTACACCAACTCAAAGTAACCCCGTGGTCGGATTACAATGGCCGACGATATGGTGTAGATACGGGAACTCTTGCAGAGCCGTATGGAGAGCAATTTGTATACACAGAAACTAACCCTGTGAACTGGTGTTCAGGGTTCGCTGTGCTGACGTTTAAGAACGGAAAATTACTACCACCAGAACTATGTGAAGTCATTGACGGAGTTGCCTATTTTCGTGGGGAGGAAGTTTAGGGAGAACAAATTGTGAGCGACCCGATAGAAACGACACGGGCAGCACTAGGAGGTATAAAAGAGGCCATAAAAGTTGGCCGCGAAATCAAAGAAACCGCAAGGGAAGTCAATACTTTTCTTGACGAAGAAGCAAAAGCCAGAGTTGCATGGAAGCGCAAGCAGCAACAAATGATGCGGCGCGGCGACATGGTGTGGATGGAGGCGATAGACGAATATCGCATCATCCGTCAAATCCGAGAAGCAGAGCAGGAAATGTACCGGCAGGTTGAACGTGAGTTTGGCCGCTCTGCTGTATCCGAAGTCAAATCCCTCATCAACCAATTACGAAAAGATCATCGGGAGCTGAACGATGAGTTCTACCGCAACCGTATGCAATCAAGACGAGAGTGGGGCGGGATTTTGCTCGTTTCTGCAATCATATATGGAATTCTTAAAGCAACTGGAGCTATGTAATGCTATCTTTAATCTCTACCCTTGGCGGGTTGCTCATCTCTGGCTTACCGAAAGTATTAGACTTTTTTCAAAACAAATCTGACCAATCCCATGAGTTAGCCCTTGCCAGACTGCAAAATGAAATGCAGTTGCAGATGGCGGCTCAAGGGTTTGCGGCCCAGGCCAAGATAGAAGAGATCCGGACGGATCAGATTGCCATGCAGTCAGAAGCCCAGATGCAAAACGCTGCGCTCGACCATGACAAAAAGATCATGGACAAGGCAAGCAAGTGGGCGGTCAATTATGTGGCTACAGTCCGTCCTACCGTGACCTACATCTTTGTGCTCGAACTGGTCCTTATCAACATGGGCTTGGTTTACTTCCTGCTATTTAAGCAAGGACTCGGAACTTTGACCGTGGACCAGTTTATTGCCGCTACCGACCTGATCTTTTCTGAGGACGAAATGGCAATGCTTGGCGGTATTATTGGGTTTTGGTTTGGATCACGGGGCTGGTCGAAGAAGTGAGAACGTCTGAAAAAGGCATCCATCTGATGCACCAGTTTGAGGGGTATCGGGACAAACCGTACCTCTGCCCCGCCCATCTCTGGACGGTGGGCTATGGCGAGGTGCTCTACCAAGACCAGATCAAACTGCCGATGGTCCGTAAGGATGGGTATACTGGCTTGATTCGCAAGGAATATCCATTACGAGATGCAGATAACCGTACCTGGTCCAAGTCGGAGATTGAAGAACGCTTCAAAGGTTTGCTCGTTAGTTTTGAGCGTGGTGTTCTTCGACTTGCTCCCAATCTTACTGGGCGTCAAGGCTTATTTGACGCTTGTGTCGCTCTTAGCTACAACATCGGTGTCGGAGGGTTTCAACGCTCTACACTACGCCAGCGCATCCTACGAGACGAACCCCTGGATCGCATTGCTGAAGGCTTTATGATGTATACGAAGGGCGGGGGTAAGGAACTACCCGGACTGGTCCGGCGGCGCAAGGCTGAGGTGGCGCTCTTCCTTGGCTAACTCTAAGATCCTGTCTTTCAATTCGTAGGTTAGTTCAGGCCCATGCTTGAGCTCAAACTCATCTAACCATTTCCTTCTCTGGGCTTTGGTTCTCATCTTCAGCACATGACGGGCCAGCCCCTCAATCTTTGCCTCGTGCTGGGACATCATCGTCTGTAAGATCTCTTCTTTAGTCGCCCAAAATTCACTTGTGCCGGGCGTATTCTCCGTGAAAATACTCTCTTGCTGCTCGGACCGCTCCTGCCGCAGCCTTCTTAGAAGTAAACCTGCCGAGATAAGCTCTTTTGCCATTTGCGCAAATATGTGCCTCGTAAACCCCTTTTTTTCGCTCGTACACGCCTTTTATGTTTGTTTTGGTGCTTTGATGTCTCTTTGCGTTCCAAAGGTTCTGAGAGCAAATTACAGCCCTTAAATTGGAAATGCGATTATCTGCCTTTTTCCCATTCTTATGATCAATCATTTCAGGGAAAACCCCATGGTGGTAAAGCCAGATCAATCGGTGGGCAAGGTAATACTTTTTGTATATCGCAACCCTGATATATCCCTTTCCCCCTACAGACCCGGCTGGCTTACCCGCGTACCGCTTATTCCACATCTTGTACGCATTGACCCGCTTAAAGTCCTCTGGGGGTCTGTTGCGCCAAAACAACACACCCCGCTTGTAGATAAACAGCCGCCTTACAAAGTGCTTATCCACGCTTGTCGTAGTTTTGGATGATCCTCAACATATCTGGCGGCCGCCATCCTGGTGGCTTCTTAATTTTCCCGTGTTCGTCCCGCAACACAGTCCCCAACTCAGGATCGACTTTTCTTAAGTTTGTAATTGTGACTGCATCCCACCCCTGATCCACGGGCAAATCCATCACCCGAGCCAGCCCGATCAGCACCCAGATCGAGTCGCAAATGGCGTCCAAGGCATCCGCTTTGGCAAGTTGCTCATCCTGAAGATTTTCGGCAGCGTGGTATTCAGCCATCGCCTGCTCCAACTCCCCAATCTCCTCCCGCACCAAGTCAAGATACAAACTCACCTTCTTGGGATCAGGCCCGTGTCCCGCTGCCTTCATAAAGGCGTCTACGTCATAGAAGATGCTCAACTGTTCTTCCCCTTTAGTTTGGCTTCGATGTCTCTGAACAATTCCTTGGGTTTCATCCACATCTTTCCGTCAATATCGTGAGCATCAGCCCACATCTCTGCACCCTCCTCATCCGTCAGCCCAACCCATTCACGTTTTGGTGGTGCGGTATAGAGAGGTATGTAAGTCTGGTTTTTCCCACTGTCTCGGTCTGCCACGCTGCAATACTTCAAATCGGTGACGGCATGAGGTTGCGGGTCGGTTAAATTCTCAACCCATAACACCGGCTTTTGCTTCTCTGCCTCTGCGCTTTTAAGTTCTTTTGAGCAAAACGACATGGCCTGCCCTAGCTTCTTAACAAGAACGTCCTCAATCAAGGGGATAACGGCTTCGTGTAAGTACTCTCGTATGGCCTGCTCTTGTTTTGTTGTTGGTTCATATTCTTTCATTGCGGCTTCTCCTCATCTGCAAAGTCCATTTCAGGTGGGTGTAGAACATCGTCGTGCACAATCACCCTATCCTCGTTAGCCTCTAAATATCTGCCGCACACCACGCAGTAGTAGCCTTCATCCATTGTTCTTCTCCTTTAGTTTGGCTCTAATTGTTGATTCGATAATTCTTTGTTCAGTTCGCACATCAACTGGCTCTGACCATCTCCCACACTTATTGCATTGCCAGTTAATCCTGTCGAATGAATCTCGCTTTATTGTTCCACCGCCATGAAACCAAGAGCACCATTGTTCTGATAGCCACTTAGTCATGTGTTCTTCTCCTTTAACTTGGCTTCTATGGCATAGGCAAAAGCGTGTTGTTGGGTCGTGGCAGTTTCCTCGGCTTCACGGCTTTGCGACCAAGACCACCGCATCGTAATCTCATCATCCGTCAGCCCAACCCATTCACGCTGCTGGCAACAATGCCCACACCTCGGACACTCAAACTCATATTTAGGCTGCGCTAATCGGTCACGCAGGGCTTTTACTACTTCGTGGATATGATGATTTTCCCAAGACTTTTTAAGTAGCGTAGTCAACTTCCAATCCAACGCATCTAACGCCATCTGCATTAGTTCACGGTCAGAATGGGAGGTCATCTGGAATGTCATCAAAAGTTGGTTCAGGCTTGGGCTTCTTTTCCCTTGGCTCCTGAACCTTCAGGCTCATATATTTGCCATTCTTACCTTCTTTTAGCCAAGCGGCAAGTTCGTACTCCCTGCCATCTACATTGATCTTGCCCTTGTAAGCCGGAGCCTTTTCGTTGGGCGATTCGTTCTTAAACAGAACGCCCGAGTTTGTGTAATCAGCCATTTTTCTTCTCCTTCACGCGATAGGCCGCAAAATGTTTCCCGTCCTTGTGGACTGTTTTTGTAGCTACAATGTAGCCCATATTCTTTAAGTCCTTGATCCTCGCGGCCAGCCGCAAGCATTTACACCCCAAATAAGCATCCAGCGGTGTAATCCACTTTCGCTTACCCTCCTTTAGCACCCATTCCGTCTGCGTCATTGTTGCCCTCCTAATTGAAATTTGCAAATTCTCCGTGATATTGTTCTCTTGCTTTGGTAATAACACGCTCGGCATCTTTTAAGTCATCGTAACGGCCAAGTGGAATTTGTTTTTTATTGGCGTTTATTTTGACAAACCATTTTTTTCGCTGTTTATCCCAAGTAACTCCCTTAATTCCAGATTCTGTTTTTCGGTACATTTTTTTGTTGTAACTGTTTTGTTGCCTAGTTGCTAATCGAAGATTGCTTATGCGATTATCGGTTGGATCATTATTTATATGATCAACTTCTTCCGGCCATACTCCATAAACATAGACCCAAGCCAAATGATGAGCTTTATAAACTTTTCCTTGGATGTGAATAATTATTCTTTTTTGCCCTTTATTTTTTGCGCCAGCCAACAAAGGTTTTCCAATGATGGTTCGGTTTGATTGTTTTATTTTTCGAGAAAAAATACCTGTTTCTGGGTCGTAATTAAAATGAGTATGTAAATAAAACTGATTTGGAATAAAACAATGTTTCATTTTGCGCTCATATAAAGACCGACATTAGCAAATGCATAGCCCAAAAAAGCAATGCCCAAACCCCAATTGTGAACCCTAAACAAATCCACCGCGACAATAAGATAAACAATTCCGATCCCCGCTATTAGCCACGACGCCATTCGAGCCACCCCGATAAAAACATTACGGCCATCATAAACAGCCAAAACTTTACCGGCCCCAGAGAATTCCAATCAACCACATAGACAGTCCAGTTCATTGCATCTCCTTTTCTATGTTAGCCAAGAACGCCTTGACCTTCTCTAGCATTTCATCGAGATCCGACTGCTTGGGTTCAAATCGCACGATAAAGAGTTGCTTGGAATCCCGAACCCTATTGTCAAAACTTACAAAGTCCACCCACTTCCTGCCCGTACACAGCAGTTGGCACATCATCTGACGTTTGTATTGCGTAGGCGGTTTGTTGTCTGATCGGTAGCGGAGGTGGGTCGAGGTTCTTGGGCACTTGATTTCGATAAGCCCGTCATCTTCGACCAGTCCATCAGGAGAACTGCCAAAGTACGGGATTTCTGGGTGGAGCCAGAATCCGGTTTCGGTGACAAAAGTCCCTGTATGGGCTTCGTATGCGGCGCGGGCGATGGGTTCCATTTCGGTTCCCCGCTGCATATCGGCATTGACGTAGATTTCTTCAACGGTCTGCGTTTCTCGTTCTGCTACGAGTTGCCACAGATAGTTTTGATAAGCCGCCGTTGTTTCAGCGGCACAGATGTCATTCGCTCGTGATCCGGTTACACATCCCAATCGGGCTTTCAACCACTCGGGCGTGCCTTGGGCGATCTCTTTCGAGTTCACTTGTTAATCTCCTCTTTGCGTTTTGTAACTCAATTTCAAGCCTATCCACCGACATCCGCAGTCTTTGTGCCACGGTATGTTGTAGGTGGTAGGGGTACATTATAAAACGTGCTTTTAGAACTTTACGGTATTTTTCTGGAAGTTTTCTGACCGCTTGTTCAATTATTTCCCCGTCGATTATGTCTGGTTCAATTCGCGGTTCTTCGCCCTCAAAGACATCCTCGGATTCGTAATTACCCTCGGCAGAAGCGGCGCGGGTACGAACCTCCGGGCCAAGATGCCCCCAGGCACAGTAAAAAGCCCAATTTTTTAGTCTTTCTTCCGAAACCATAAGTCGTACAGCTCTGGCCGATTCTCCCGAATCCAAGGTTTTGCGGATTCTATAAGATTCTTTGAGTCAAAGCCACAGGTTTGGCTGCCCACATGGTGAACGTAGGCTCTGGAGATAAAGTGCCGCTTACCGGCTTTCTGGAGGTCCAGGCAGTTCACATCGTCCGAATACCAGTTCAAAGGCGGGAAGTCGATCCAGTCGCTTTTCTGGATGTAGGCACAGATCGGCGCAATGACGTCGGTCTCAATAATGGAGTTCTCGGTCTCGTAACGAAACCAACTCATCGGTCCTTTACCGACACGAATGTTCTGGTATCCTCTTGCGTAGTCGCTTCGGCACGCGACCCAGCCGAGGGGGATATTTTCACTTTTGAGTCTGGAAACGTCCTCGGATAACGTCTGCCAGGTAGTCGGGGTAAAGACAATATCGTCGTTACAGACCACCACCTCGTCAAACTCCTGAAATGCTTGTTGCACCACAGCATTGTAGGCATCCCCAAAATTGGTAGCCGTATTATCAGAAGTGATCGTGCGGTGGCGGGGAAAGATCATCTTGGAACCCGACAGGAATACGGTTACATCCTGGGGCACATAAGCGGTCACAGAGGCCGCAAGGGTCACGAGACACTTCCCGCTGACGGTGGCAATTACGATGGCTTGCACAGTTCTAAAACCTCCTCTAAAAGCTCTTGCTCGGTAAACCCATAGTGTCGAACAAATCCCTTTGTCCCAAGGCCGTGGACGCCAGTTTTTCCGCGATGGTGTTCAGGACATAGCCCGATTGTTTGAAAGTGAGAGCTTCTGCCCCATCCCTGACCGGCACGAATATGATGGATTTCGCATGGGGTTCCTTCGTAGCCCATCCTTCGACACACCATACAGCCGAGTTCGGCCACGCGATTGAGATGCTTTTTTTCATCCTTGTTCATTGCACCACATTTGGTAATTTATTCGGAGATTTCTGCAATCTTCTTGCGATAGACTAAAAGGCGGGTTTGGGTTTTTCATATACATCACCGACACCAATTTTTTGCGGAATTGTTCCGGGTCAAAATCTAATAACTCTAAATAGCCATCGCTGCAATTAAACAAAAAATCCAGCGCGTGTCTTGGCATTTGATTCAGCATCCGTTTCCCAGGTGTTTGGCAAGCATCTCGAACTGCGAGACTTACAACCGCTGACAACAATCTTCTACACGCCTCGTACTGTCCCATAGTTTTTTGTCTCCTCAGAAAAAACTACATCATGCTCGGCCGACCACTTTATAACTTTTTCCAGATACTCTGTAAACTCGTTTACCCTAAGTTCTGACGTACTTGCCTCAAGCATTTTCAGGCTTCCGTCCGGCAGCTCCACCATCTTTTCCGGCAGGAATAATGCCCTCAGGTACTCGTGCCACATACTCGGCTCATATGCCTTGCCGGGTACGATTTGCTCTGATATGTCGGTCAGTATGGCCCAGTAGTAGCGGTTTTGATCCAAAGAACGCTTGGGTTTTCTGATCTCCAGAACCATGCCATCTGCAGCAGATTCCACAAGCTGCTTGGCAATATCTCTATTTTGAGATGTCAGAATCATTTTGTATGTTTAGCAATGCTTGTTTTGTAAAACGTATAGTGACTTCGCTGTCATTGATTGTGAGTTCTACTCCACGGTCACGGAATACATTAAAAATATCATCCAATGTATTTGATCGCGGTGATTGTGAACTAATCTTTTCTAGTCGATGTATGGTTGGACGAGCG